GCAATCTCAAAATCACCTAATTGGCCATTTTCTTTACGTTTTACCTTTTCAACGTGCAATCTAACAACATCACTTTTATATTTTGTTTTTTGCCCTATACATCTATAAGCAATTAAACCATTGTATGCCTTATTAAAAAAATCAGCGGATCCAGAAATATCATACAATGTTGGCTTTTTATATACACCGCCCTCGCTTTCAATTTTTCTTGGATGTGCCACTAAAAAAAGATGTGTATTGGTTTGCTGACAAAATTGTGTTATTTGAGATAATATTTTACCTATATAACTGTGATCTCTTTGTGCTGAATGGTCCAGCATATTCCATGGATCAATAACACATACATTTATACCCTTTTGAAATACTAACTCCTTAAATGCATTTAAAATGCCTTTTAATGTTAAGTTTTCTAAATCAATTTTTATCCAGTAAAAATGCTCTTCAATAAAATCTTTTGTATTGTTTAAATCATCACTATTACAATTTTTAGAATTTAATTTATTTGCTATTCTTTTAATGTGGCCCTCGTATGGAAACGATTCAGGTGAAAACATAGCACAACGAAAATCATGTTTTGTGGCTATATTACAAAGTATTTGATCTAATATATCAGATTTACCGCTGTTAGGTATTCCACTTACAACAGTCCACTCACCAAATGCCATTTTAAAATATTCATCTGAACCAGGTAAACCAATTGAATAATTTTTAATTCCATTTTCATTAAAATTTAAAACATCATTCCAGATATTACTAATATTTAAAACGCCCTCTAATGGAAAGTTCTTAGCGTCTTTAATAATATTCCTTAGTGTTTCCGCACCTTTACTAATTAAAACCTCGTTAGCATCCTTATAATCGCCAAATTCAACGTATTTACAACGATAGTTTCCAAACCTTCTAGCCAATTCATTTCTTAATTGCAATCCAGCATCGTCATTATCAGTACATAAAATAATCTCTTTTTTATCTTTGAAATATTCCCAGCAATTATCCAAGTATTCTAATTTTTGAGATCCTTTACTGGCTCCATTTGGTACTGAACAAACGGAATACAATCCCGATTCGTGTAAACTTAAAGCATCCATTTCGCCCTCTACTATATAACATTTTTCTAATTCTTTGATGTTATCTATACCATAAAATATTAATTCAGCTCCAGAAACTAATTTAAAATTCTTTTGCCCATCTCTAAACTTAACATTAACAACCTCATTAGATCTATAATAATTAAAATTTATACACCTTCTTTTGGCTTGAACTTGAGGCATATATTCCAGGGATTCGCCAATTTTCCAATGAATCAATGTTGGTTCTGTTATGCCTCGTAAAGAAAACCAATTTATTACTTTATCGTTTAAATTGGAATTAACTTTTGGCGGCAAAACATATTCTAATTTTTGTTTAAATTTTACATTACCACCCCAACCACAATTGTGGCAATTATATAAACCATCTTCAATATTGACAGATAAACAATCATCTCGTTTATTTTTTCTATCGTGTGAGCATTTTGGGCATTTTGTTTTTACTGATCCGTTAGATCTTTTTAAAATTATTCCGAGCTGGATTAATTCATTATAGTGATTCATAAATAATAAATTTCTTTAAATATAAAAAAATATTTTTAATATTTTAATAAAAAATGTAATTCTTCAAGCGATAAAAGATTGTTTTTTTCAATAACATAAGATTTTACCCTTGTCATTCTAAGATTCTTTTTTTGGAATATTATACTATTTAATGTAAATCCTTCAAAGATATAATCTGGATAATTACAAGTAAACAAAGCAAAGATTTTACAATTAGATTTGGCATATTCAGGAACCATTAATGGATGGTTTTTTCTATTAACTTTTACATCTACACTATGGCCCAGCCAAGTAGCATCATAATCATCAGTATTTAATTGTTTAGATGTGTTATGAATTTTAAAATCTGGATATAAATTATATTCTCTACAAAAAATAAATTCACCGCCAAATCCTACAATGTTTAAATCTAAATCACTTTTAGAATTAACAGTTTTTAAGCCATCCCAGCCAGTTTTAACCTTATTGTTATGCCTTTGATTTGCTGATAATTCAACAATACTTTGCTCATATTTGTCTAATGAATATTTTTTATTTATTACCATTAACAACAAATTCCTTTAATTCTTTAATTTCAATTTTATTAAATATCTGACTCAAATTAAATTCATTTAATTTATTAGTTTTCGTTTTGGCTCCTAATTTTTTTGAACCATCTGGATCGAGATATATAACATATTCCTGTATACCTTTAAGATTCCAATAACATTTGGGTTTGTTTTGTTTCTTATAATTTTCCATAAAACGATGAACAAACATAATTCCGTTTTTATCCTGGTTCCTTAATTTTAGTAATGTTAAAAAATTATCACGCCAGAAATCATCATTTCTGTGATATTCAACAGCCAGATAAATATCTTTTAAATTGTATTTATCAATTTTAATACAATTATTTAAACAATTTATCCATTTAGTTTTTTGAGTTGTCGATTTCGGCTGGTATCTTGAATCAAATAATTTAACAAAATGGGGAAATGCTTTTTGCATTTTCTCGGTTTGTGTAATATTACTTTTATTAGTATGTATATTAATAGTATTACTTTGTGGCGGATTTTCCGACTTCGGTTTTTTCCCATCTCGGTTTATCCGCTTTCGGTTAGGTTTTAAAATATAGTTATATCCTTTGAATTTGCCTTTATCCGTTACCTTTTTTCGCTCCAGATACTTGTTATCTATAAGCTCATTTATCTTAGCTCTAATGGCATCCTTACCCTCTTTAAAATGGCCGCAAATAAACCCAATTGTAATATCTTGATCGGATTTATGTGAAAATAAATAACAATATAATCCAGTAGCACCAACAGAAATACCCCTATCCCTAAATATATAACTAGGCACAATGGTGAAATTATCAAATTTTTTAGGTTTTAAAATTTTATTATAATTCATTTATTCTTTATCAATTAAACCCTTTATTTCATCGCAAAATTGTCTCAACTCCTTATATATATCAAAAAATTCATTATATGAAATTTCTTTATCCTCATATAAAAACCATAATAAATCCAGTAATAAATCAAATTCTGGCTCATTTGCTTCGCCTACATATTTATAATCATATTTAAAAGTATCTGAACTGGTTTGTGTCCATCTAACTTTCTGAGTTATTGGTTCAAAGTATATTTTTTTAGTTCTATTTTTTGCCATTAGTAAAGTATTTATCAATTATTTCAACGCAATCATCAAAGTTATTACACCATACAGCCACCCAGTTGTTATTTTCAAGCTCTTTAAGCCACTTTTTTTGGTTTTCTGTAGGTTTGTTATATCCAGCTTTTAATTCAATCGCTAATCCATTGTTTTTTTTATTTGGATTAAAAATCATAATATCTGGGATCCCAGGTTTTGTGCCTAAATATTTAAGTTTGTATTGTTCAAAAGGTGAACGCTTACCCTCATTAGCTACATGAGTAAATAAAGCATCTGGATACATAAAACTAATATATCTCATTACATGCCTTTGCAATTTGTCCTCTTTGCCTAAAAATTTGCTATATGGGTTTTTATTCATAATTTATATTTATAAAATTAAAGATATTTAATCAGTATCCGCCATGATATAAATAATTCGTTTCATTTCTTTATTATCTTTGCGCAATTTTCTTAAATTTTTATCTTGTTTTTTTAATTTGTTTTCTAGTTCACCAGTTTTTAATAATACAAAATTATATTCCATAACTAATTCATCGATAGTCATTTTAGTGTTTTCATAAATATAATTATTATCGGCTTCTTTAATAATTAGATTAAAAGATTCGTTCAAATCCTTTCTTTGTTTTAAAATATATGGTAATTCTTTTAAGCTATGCATTACAGTTGCATGATTTTTATTTAATGAATTGCTGATTTTGGAATAACTAGATTTTGCAAATTTGCGGCATAAATAATAATAACAAGATCTAGCAAAAATAAATTCAAATTTTCTACTTGGATTGTTTAAATCAATGTTTAAATGTCTTTGTACAATGTCTCTAAAATATTTTAATTTCATAATTATAGTAAAAAAGAACCATCATCAGCAAACTGATACCAATCATATCCAGGTGCTTTATTAGTATTTAAATAAATTTTCCAATTCTTTATAGCTTGTTTGTATGCATTTCGGCCAAACTCTAATGTGTCATCATCTAAAGTGTGGACCTCAACAGTATATGGATAGGTTGTTGTTACTGCAATAAATTTAAAATTATCTATTCCACATATATCCATATAAAATGCCGCCTGTAAATGATAACCCCATTTATAAACATCTCTTTTAAAACCTTCTGGTGAATTGTCTTGGCAAGTTTTAACATCACTAATAAAATTAGAAATTCTATTTATACAATCGGGCCGCACCCTTACATCTATGCCCTCATATTTAGTATAATGCGACAATTCGATTTCGCCTTTAGAATATTTTTGAGCTAAATTATGTTCTCTAAATTTTGGTAAAATTGCTTTTATAATATCATGAATATCCGACTCTAAAACTATTTTATTATCAGCTAATTCAATTTGTTTTAGATATGCTTCTTTTCCAATTTTTGTTCTTTTATCAATCTTATCTATAACATGATAAATATCATAAAAATCCTCAGGTTCTAAAATAGCTTGATGTACTGCGGTGCCTAATTTCATGGCTGGTGATTCTTTAAATTTTCTGTTTAAAAAATGATAAACAGATTTTTTGTGAATTTCTTTTAATCCACTGGCACTAATAGAATTGTGCGCATGGTACACTTCGTTACTATCTTTTTTTACTTTCATTTTTAATTGTTTGATTTTCTGTAATTGTTTTATTAATTAATATTAATACTTTTTTTTGTTGATATTTATTTTTAATATATAACGGGTATCGAATCCAGCCAAATCTAGTTTCTTTACGTTTACCCATCCAGAAAATGTCTTTTAATAATGTGCCAAATATTCTCATTGGTCGATAAATTTTGCTTACAGTATTTAATTTCATGTTATTTTATTAAAGTTAGTTTTAAAATTAAAAAAAAATTTTCATAAATAAAAATAAATACAAAAAAAAAGGCATGAAATTAATCATGCCCTCAGTTCCCTAGTTTGCATTTATATTATTTAAGGGATTTTATTAAGTTAATATTATCTTTATTAATCCATTTATTTTCCAAATCAATAACTTGATAATTATATTTAACCAACAGGTGAATCGCATTGTTTATTTTTTCCGCCTGTTTTCTGTAATGGTCAAATGTTTCGCCCTCAATCGCCTTTGTTTCAATAGGTGTTGCCATAATAATAATTAAAATGGCAAATCATCACCGCCCTCATTTGATGGCACTGGTGTAACATGATTATCGGATTGTATAGCATCATCTTTGGAAATTTTCCAACCTTGAATAGAATTAAAATATTTAGTTTCACCCTCTGGGTTTTCCCAGGATCTACCTCTTAAATTTATTCCTATTTGTACATTATCGCCATTTTTATAGCTATTTAATACATCGCATTTGTCTTGTACAAATTCAATTTGAATGCTCTGTGGGTAATCCTCAAATGTTTCAATGACTACTTCTCTTTTTTTAAATCCTTTTGCGCCATATTCTTTGACTGGATTAATTAAAATGATTTTTCCTTTTAGTTCCATAATTATTATTTTAAATTAAATTGTTTATTGATTTTTTCTCTAAATTCTTTTTTCATTCTACGGGTTTTAATAACTGTTAATGCTTGTTTTTCAGTACCCTTTAATGTTGCTGTTAATTCTGTCGCAATTAACCATTTTCGGTTATCTTGTTTAGTTTCTGGCTGATTATTAACAGCGTTAACAACCTCATCGGCTGACGCAATTGATGTATCAATGCCAATTCCTAAGTAACCCAATGCCCTTCCTAATGCACTAGTAAAGCCATTTTCTAGCATTGATGTTTTGTTAATATAGCTAGTATCTTTTGATTCTTGGGCATGTGCATTTATTATCTCAATGCCCTCAGTGTTTGTAATGGTTACTTTAAAAATACCACCCTTTTCATCTAGGGAAATAATATCCTCAGAAATTCGCCAACCTTTATAAATTGGTTGGGATCTAAAATATATCAGTCGTTCATTGACTGTTATATATTCTTTACCTTTAATGTTTAATGATTTCATAATGTTTATTAATTTTTTAGTTCATAAATAATCCTGTTTAATTCAAATCCTGAGTTATTTAATTTAGTAATATCATCAACAGTAAAACGGCCAGGATTTTCAATTTTCGTTTTAAGTGTTGGCATTGTACAAGCTAAGATTTCACAAACATTATATCGTTTGATTTTTAATCTTTTTAACTCACTTCTAAAATGTAGTTCAAATTCCATATATAATATATTTAGGTTGTAAAAATAAAAAAAAATTTTTAAATAAAAGAATTATTTTGATTTATTTTACAAAAGAAAACCCCCAAAGGTTTTAAATCTTAAGGGGTTATCTCAGCAAACAAGGAAAAGAAAAAAGTTTAAAATGTTGCTTTAAATGTTGACGCTTGATCATCGTTTTGGTTAGGTATGTGCATAATAACTTCAAAAGAATTACGTTTTACGTTGTAAGTCATGCTATCGATATAGCAACTTACTGGTTCTTGCAATACACTTGATCCAAAATTAATCCAAACTTTATTATTTAATGAAAATGGATCATTTAATAAATTATATAATTTACCTTCATATCGTACTAAATTTTGGCGATAATCGTTTATAACTTGTTGCGAAATAATTTGGTCAATAGGTTTTTCAAAACTTGCATTATCATCCCTAGGGCGGACTGCATTTGTTATGCCTATATTGTTATAATTATTTGATGATAATTGTAAATCTTTTAAATCTAAAACACCGCTTAAATTTGATCCACTTGTTCTAACTCTTTTATATGCAAATCCATCAATGTCGGCATAATATGGTTCCCTAGTATCGCCATCTTTACGATCAAATAATATATCTACATTATCATAATATATGGCATTTAAACCGCCATTATTTTGAACATAAGGTTCATATAAATCTAAGGTTAATAACCCAGCAATTGGAAACGTACCAACATCATACATAAATTTATTCCATGCATTTACTGAGTCAACAGATTGTATGTTGATTATACTTGCAGTTTGCCAAATTTCATTGTTATTATTCCAGTATTTAATTAGTGTAGCTCCTGGCCCTTGTTCCTCTACTTTTAACACAAATCTAAAACTTACAGCACCATAACCAGAGTTTGCATCAAAATAGGCATTTACATTTAATTTGTAACCTAAGTGAGCTGAATTAACAACACTAACAGTTTTAGTTAATGTTTTTCTGGTGCCAGTTTCATTACCTTGGAATTGTGAATTTTTATAACTTTGATTCCCTTGTTTTGCAAAATCTGTTGACAATTCACCAGGTGATGTTGAGCCAGTATTTGAGTAAGTTGTCCAACCAGCGGTACCATTTTCGAAACCACTATTATTAAAAATATTAGTTTCTAAATATTGCGACATTTTATGAGTTATATTAAATTCATTTAATGGTCGTAAATATTCTTTTGTTAAACTGTTTTCAATTGGTAATAATTGGCTCGGAACTTGTTTTAACATATCAACAGTAACTGTTGATTGATACGAACCAAAATAATTATGTATATCAAATTTTATTAATTCCGTTCCATTTGCTACCAATGATGCGGATTCTGCGGCCCTTATTCCAGTTGGAATATTACCGCCTTGAGCTGTTGAAGCACTAGCGGTTTTTATGCTTTGTGCTGAATAACTAGAATTATTAATTATATACCACCTACCAAAACTTTGAAAAATTCTAGCATTTGTTATTTTCAATATTTGTTCTAAAACTTTTTTTGCTGTATTTACATTATACTTATCTTTTTGTAATGTATATGGATCTATATTCATTACATCGTATATAGTTTTGATTGTCGAACTTGGATTTCTAATAAATATATCCTGGCTAATATAAATATCTAGCTCAAGATCTAAATTTGATAGTGTCCGCCAAATCCAAGTTCTAGCATTAACTAAACCAGCACTAGAATCATCTAAAAACATATCATAAGCGTCTAAACTACCTAAACCATCAAATGCGGTTATCGTAATTGGAAAAGGTTTTGATATTACTGATTCAGTAAACTGATCAACAACTAGCCATCCAATCCAATATAATTGATAATTATTACTAGAATCTTTATAAGATATTTTAACTTGATATTCACGCTCATTATACTCATGAAAATTATCATAACTGACAGTATCCGTAACAAATAAATTTAAGGAACATTGTGATCCTTTAATTGGATTGTAAAAATTGTCATCACCTTCCCAGCTAATAACACATGGATCTTTGCCACCTATTAATGGCAAAACTGTAGCACTATAATTGTTTTTTAATATTTCAATTTTTTTGTCATTTTCTAAATCATCAGAAAACTCTAATCTATATTTTACACCATACGCCATTATATAATCCTGTTTCTTTGGTTATTAGCTCTCTGTAATGCTACGACTAAATCCTGGCCCTTTAATGTAAATGAGCCGCCAACTTGTACGGATTGGCCACCCCTGTCGCCTATCATTCCCTTTAATTTATCTAATGGCGCAATAACCTCGGGGTTACTTCTAGCTCCAGGATATTCACCCATTAACCCCATTGTTGGAGTTGATACGATGCCACCTTTAGCAAATTCCTTTGGACCGCCACCACCACCACCGCCCATACCTTTTGCAATATCTGAGGATTTTGCGCTAAAAAAAGCTCCTAAAGCTACTAACGCAACACCTGCGGCAATTGCAACAATAGGATTTAAACTTGTTAATGCTTTTTTTATACCTTCTAAAGCAATACCAATTCCAATTGCCATCTGACCAACTTGAGTTGCCATACCACCCAAAGTGCCTAATAATACAGAACCTAATTGACTGCTTAAATTTCCACCAGTTGCTATCGCTTGACCTAATGCGGCACCAATTCCAACTGCTAAATTTTCCAAACCGCCTTCCATAATACCGCCTAGGTGTGAGTTAAATTCTGTCGCATTATTTAAAAAACCTCTTTGTTTTTCCCCTAAAATTGTTCCAGTTTCAGTTAGTTTAGTAGTCAATAATAAATTACCATTAGCAACACTTTGAGCTAATAAAGTCGCTGGATCAGTTCCAGATCCAACTATATCCTTTTCGGATGTGGTATCTATTTTGCCAGTATTCATATTAATTGCCGAAGTTTTTTTGTTTGATATGGCACTTACTGGTTCAACTGCTTTATTTTGTTTT